ACGGCGACATTGGCTATTGGAACCGGGTCACAGATCAGAACTACGAGGACGGCAGATACTACAAAACGATCCCCGAGCCGCCCGCCGTGCATATCGTGGACTTCACCGGGTACGATGGACCACTTGACGAAAACGGTTTCCCCGTCGGGCTGCCGGATGAAATCGCCCGGTACGCCAAAGAGCAGGGAGCCGCCCCGGATGCCCCGCAGATCATCCTCAAGCGCAATGCACCCAACGAAAGGGGGGACAAGCAATGAGCCACATTCTCCCGGAATCTCAATCGGTTATTGACCAACTGAAGCACGACTTTGTAAAAAACTGCACCCCTGCCTTGGAGCAATTCCAGCTGGATCAGAACGTACAGCAGGCGGAAGCTGCCGTGAAGCTAAAATATTGCATGATGCACGGTCTTTCTCCCGATGAAGTCACCGTGTCCAGTAGCGAAGACGAACACGGTGTCCGCACCTTCACCATCACCGAAACCCCATCCACGCAAATGGTTGACATAACCTTTACCGTCCCCACAGAGTAACGAAAAGCCCGCCGGGTCCATGACCTGACGGGCTTTCTCTATAGCACCCGGCAGGCCGCACAGCCCACCGGGTAATTTCTTGCCAACTTTTCCACATTTCCGGGTAGTCGTGTTTGTTTTTCTGCGCCGGGTGGACTCGATTTTCGGAAGCGCGTTTGCGTGAGGCTCTGACGGTCGATCTTCCCTATAAGAGAATATCACCTTCAACCCATGCGTCAGCCCGGGGTAGGGTCTCGCGCACGTTATACGCGCGTGATAATAAGGCAGGGCACTCGGGCAGCCGCTCCATGCCCCGGCCAAAGGCCAGCAAAGCGACGTTCCGAAGCCGTTTCAAATGCTGGATGCTGTACCCTGCATCGACCTGCACTTCTGCCCATTTTTTGTGGCCGATGTAGTATTCTGTCAGGATTAGATTGTGGACACTGTCCAGTCGGTCAATTTGTCCTCGGATCAGAGCTTCATCGGACTTCAAAAGGGCTTGCTGACGTTCCAGACTTCTCAACCTGTCACCGATGCCCAGTTCATCCATTTTGCAGGCCATTGCCGCGGTGCTGTCACCGGGCAGCCCGCCGCCGGGCATACCGTCCATGTTGATGCCTTTCAGCGTGTCTACTTCGTCGTCCAGAGTGGCACACTGGCTGCGGATGATCGTAAGCCGCCGGGGAATATCTGCGCAGTATTTCAAAATCGCTTCCGCCTCGTGTGTCTTCATGCTCTGCCTCCCGAAAAATTAAAACTCGCTTCCGAAGATGGGGCCTTGCCCGTTTACCCGCTCGACCATAGCCCCCACGCCATAGATGTCCTCCACCACACGGCGTAGCTTCTCGTAAGCTACCATCTCGCCATCTTCGGACCATCCAAGGAACTGCTCGAAGTTAGAGCGGGTCTCCTGCATGACAGCAGCGATCTGCTCCACGGTATAGCTCATGTCGTGTAGAGCTTCCACACAATACCGGGCCACCATGTCGGCAGCATCCCGGCGTTCGGCAAGGATTTCCCGCTCATTGGCCGTCTTGCCCAGCTTTCCCGCCGGGAGCAGGAAAGTTTCCACCATCAGCGGCGTGGTGCGGTCTTCCAGCGCAATGCGGGCTTTCCGTGCCCCCCGTTTGTCCCGGTCAAGGGTGTACCGCTCCGCCGCATTGTTCATCTTGACGGTCAGCACAGCCGCTCTTCCTGCATCAAAATTCAGAATGTCGTGCGCCGCTGCTACAAAGCAGTAGGACACGACCTGCCCAATAGCTTCCCGGTTCAGCGATGCCGCCGTTTTGGTTTTGCCCAGGTTGATTTGCCGATTCACGGCGTTCTGGATGTTCTGTCGGTAGTACGAGGGCACCCTTGCTCTGCTTTTGCCCATGATGATTCCTTTCCCGCCTGGTCTGCCAGGCGTTTCCACTCCTTGATTTCAGTTTTCGTATCGGTGGTGATGATCTCCCGGAACACATAGCCCCGCGGCTCTGCGATCAGATCAATAAACAGCCTGCGACGGTAGATGTAATCCCGTTGCGCCCGCCGGGTGAATTTTGACTTGATTTCCACCACTTCCACCGTGCCGTCGGCGTATTCCAGCACATAATCCGCCGTATACCTTGCCGCCGGGAGGTGGATGGCGCAAAAATCCTTCGCGGGCAGCAAAGGAAATGCAACGTGCGGCGTTGCCTTGATGATCCTGCCGGACTGGATGCCCGGCAGCACTGTGCCAATGTAAAAATCATACTCGCCCTTGCTCTCGAAGGTTTTCCCGATCTCCCCGGCAGTCTTGGCGGCAGCTTCCAGCGATACCGCCCCCGCTGGGGCTTTCCTTGCGCGGCGGTCGGCTATTTGCTTCTCCGCTTGGGCACGGTATCGAGGCGGCAGGTCTTCCAGTTCCATTCTTGCGCTCAAGGCTGGTTCCTCCTGTTCTTGTTCTTCGGTGGTTCCTTGCGGTATAGGCTCACGATCAGGTGACGGGTTGAATTGCCCGTGATGGTGACTTCGCACCGATGCAGGGTATACCCCGGATACATCCGTTCCCAGTACGCCCGGTCTTCCAGACAGTTTTCACACGCGTCCTTGAGCTTCGATCGGCTCATTTTGTTGTCGTTCGGCCTGGGCATTTTGGGCGGCTGCAGGCCGTGGCTCTGCCGCCAGTGCCGTTTACAGCGGCGGTTCTTCACGATATACCGGGCAAGGCTTTCCACACTGTTGTGGTCGAAGTGCAACGGCTCACACCGAGCCATACCCCGGCCATTCCATGCCTGCTCCACCATTTCCCGGGTCAGCCCCGCCGGGTGGGTCATAATGACGTGGTGATGGTGCCGCCCCAGGACTTCACCCGTCACCGGGTCCATGGTGCAATACTCCGTCACTACGACCCACTTTGGACGCTGGATGCCCTGTTTATCGCAAAGGCGGTACAGCTTCTTGATTGCATTAGAGAAATCCCGGTCAGCCCGGGCAAGGTCATTGGGAGCCGGATGGTGTTCGTCGTCGTAGGTGTATGTAACAGAGTAATCACCAGGGCGGAAGTTCGTATTTACCAGCAGAACGAGATAGCGGCCAGATTTACGGAGGTTGTAGGCTTCCTTCGCCAGACTGGTGGCAAGCTCCTTCTTCTGCCGGGTGCTGGCCTTATGCTCTTTCTCGGAAACCTCGAAAAACTCCGCCTGCATGGTGGGCGCAGTGGCATAATTTTTGCCGCAGATGTATTTCTGTTCTCTGACATAAAAGCCTCCGCCCATACCCACTACGTCCTCCTTCCCGTAAACGTCCAATTTGCTGAATAAAGGCCAAACCGCCAGCCGCCCGTGGACTTCTATGCTTGCCCCCGCCCCCGCTCCGGCAAGCTCTGCTGTCCGTTACGCCCTACTGCCGCGGGGAGACAATACAGGGGGTTCCCCCTGTACCCCCGTCACGGGAACGGCTGCTTCTAATCAAGCTCTAAGCAAACTTTAAGCAAGCCGCTGCTCCCGTGTCCCTTA